CAGGCGGAGACATCTCTAGATACTTCGGAAACTACACTCCACCGCCAGGGAAAAACCCCTACCGCAAACGACCAAATTCAAACAAACGCTACACACCCCCAATGAGGAATAAATGAAACAACTCATTACGATCATTATTGGCGCACCAATTAGGGAGGCAGACAATGACACTGAGTCTTTATAGATTAAAAGCAACGCTTGGTAAAGCACGGCGGATCAACACCTTCTACGATACTGACGATACGAGAGCGATTGGTAAAGGTGCGATGATCGTTATGCGCCTGGCCCATCACGAGTTTGATGATCCTCGCTACCCGAATAAAGTTTGGGGAAAAGGGAAGATCGTTTTACTCAACAGCACAGGCGAAACTTTGCAAACAATGGATGCTAAAGAATGAAAAATCACAAGAAGCAACCCCTAATGTCGCACCAAACAAACAGGAGATACTCATGTCATATAATTCCATGAATCAGTTACCACCCCCACGCCCAAATAATGGCTATGACGTTAAACGACACAACCCTACGGTCTACGAGACAAGACGAAAAGAGTTCGCTCTCAAGGCTGGTGGCATCGGCGCTATTGTCGGTTTCGTTGCCTCGCTGGTCACTACTGGCTATGTCTTTGATGGACTAATCAACGGAGCCATTTGGTTCGGCATCGTCTACGGAATCACTCGCTTGATTCAGAGGAACAAGAATGGCAAACAATAAGGGGACGCTAGGCAACATACACATTGCTGGCAAGGACTTTGATGTTGTTTATGTTATTTGGCATACATCTGACCCATCTAAAAGATGGTTTGTGACGATAGAGGAAACCAAAGAGAGGGCGATACTGCAATCACTAGTAGACCGCCGACCCCATCCCGCAAATGTTGGATTCACTCAGGATGCATGGACATACGACATTGTCGATGAAAGGACTTGGTCGAGAATGAGTGCTGGCGGACTTCCAATACCGCCCAAAAAAATTCCTGCCTCGTACAGTGATGAAAATATACCTGCAAACTAAAGGAACATATGCCCTACGATAAAAACAACAAATGGGTTAAAAGCCTAGGTAGGACGGCGCCTACTAATCATGTTCGGCCAGGAACAAGCAGACTAATAAAAGATGACGACATGAGAATCTGGTTAATGCTTCAGACATGGTCTGATTTTGCTCAAAGCCTTTACGATTATTGCCTAACTCATGGCGGCCTGACCGAGAAACAAATGTTGTCAGCAGAAAAAATGCGAATCAAAGTCGACCCTGAATATGACCCTTATGGCGAAGGGGTTTGGGAGGGGGTATACATAGATGACGAAGATAAATATATCTTCAAAATTTCTATTGTAACCAAAAATAATGACGAGCAAGTACGGTCAATCAGAAAACGTTTAATAGACATGCCTGGATGGTCGGACATCAAATTGGCATCCGATAAAGCGTTGTTATTCGGGTGCATCAAGACTGGCACTTACCGCATGCTGAACGACGATGAACTGATAGATATTGGAAGAAGAACTGGCATATGCTGCGATTGTGGAAAGGTTCTCGACAATCCCAAAAGTATTGCTGCAGGAATCGGACCATATTGTGCAAAAATACGCAGCCAAACTAATCAATAAGAAGGAAACAACATGACCAGCAGAGACACCTACGATATTCTCACCTACGAAGAAGAAAAGGAAGAATCTATGAACGGGATCAATATCCAGATCAATACTCTTGTCGATGCAATGATAGATGCGGAGAAGTGTTTGTTCCATAACAGTCCGGCTAACCTAATGGTTAACTCTTTGCTTAACGAGGAAGGCAGTCTCGTAGTTAAGGAGATACCAGTTCTTCTCGCCTTTCGTGGCGCACACCCGAATTTCCCCGCAAGCGAGTAGTCCCATGCTTACGAACATTACGGTCGGAAGCAACCAAAGAGGACAATGCGAGATTTGTCATCTCAAATCATACAGATATAGCAAATGGCTACATGTTCAGATGTGGTACGACAACCACAAGTGTATTGATGGAAGAAAGACTTCCCGTAATGGCCCACGAAATAAAGAAAATGTCCCGCTGGAGACCCAATGAGGTACCTTCTGCCTGAACCATTTTGCTGTGACGCTAAACGCCCTAATGGATTTACTTATCACCAGTTCGTGACGGTTTGCGATAATTGCCTTACACAGTTCCCATATTATGACTGCTACTGTGAACTAAAGCACGATGATTGTAGTGAGGAAACGCGCCTGCGCAACATCGCATACCGAGAGGCTAACCGATGAACAAATTTCTAAAGTTATTTACCCACGAAATTTATATTGTAGCAATGCTTGGTATTATTTCCATGACTACAGCATGGGCTGGAGTTCAATCATCACTTCACGGTGGGGCTTCGGATGAGGCGTACTCCGTTTATCAACTTGACCTCAGTGAATCCAACAACATGTGGATTACCTCTGAGGTTAAATACAGGGCTGACTTGACTGTTTGGAAAGACAAAAAGGTACGACTCCTCGTTGATGGCGTCAGTAACGAAGACATCTATGAAGATATCCAAACTTCCAATGGTTCATACGAGTTTTACGAGCACGCAATACCCTGTCTAGTCGCACAGAACCAAAGTCAACTTCCAGACTGTTCCTCATACATGGATGAGTTGTACGTCCCACAAGCAGAAGTCTGGGAAAGAGCATCTGAGTCACTCGTAGTATCTGAGACAGAAGGTGGACGTAGTGACAGACTTCAGGTACTTACGGCGTTATTCGCCATTTCTTTGTTCATGCTTGGTATCGCTTCGGTTGTTAAGCGCAAAGAGTTATTACTGCCGTTGGTCATCTTGGCTACGGCGCTATGGGTCTTTGGTTGTACTGTTTTACTAAGTATCCCTAGTATCTCGTTTATGTGACCATATCCTGGCAGGTGCATACTTTATGACATGCCTAAATCTAAATTTTTCAAAGAACTGACAGTAGGGGAACAGAAGTTTCTTACCGACATGATTGAGCATCACAAAATGGCTCTCATGATGTCCAAAGATGTATTGCGATCCACGGAGGACTACGACACGATGTCATTGGCTTATTCCATTATTCAAAATCAAACTAATGAAATTGCTTTGATGGCTAAAATGTTGCGCTCCCGACGTTGGTGAAGTGTATTTTATGTCATAATTTACCTATACGTATTTGTGTATTCAGAAGACGCAAATTGATAATTAAAGTACTAAACCCGACAAGGTGGTAGCGAGAGCGGCGCGAGGATTATCCTCCGCCGTTTTTGCTATTCCTGAACAGTTACAGTACGGGGGCGTAACAACAACTATGATCTAGCCATGAACATCATGGGGCTAGACCTTTCGCTAACATCTGCTGGTTATTCTATAAATGGAGAGACTGGCACAATAGCCGTCAAGACAAAAGAAGCAGAACGCCTATATGAGATACGCGAAGATATCATCAATCTTGTCAAATCATATGATGTTAATGCCGTAGTGATTGAGGGGTATGCTTTTGCCGCCCGTAATTCGCAATCACATAAAATTGGCGAACTTGGTGGCGTGATCAGGCTTGCTTTATATGAGATGGAAGTGCCCTATATCGATGTACCACCGACTTGTCGTGCAAAATTTGCTACTGGCAAAGGTAATTCATCTAAGACGGAAGTTGTTTCTGCTGTTTCAGCACGCACTGGTATCGTTTGGGCCGGCAAAGGCACCGACGACATGTGTGATGCGTGGATTTTAGAACAAATGGGCTTGACTGCGCTTGGTTCGCCACAGTATGATTGGCCCAAATCAAGCACGGATGCCTTGAAAACAGTTGACTGGTCATCTTTGACTCGGGGAAGCGATAATGAGCATACGGAATAGCCCAATCAGCCAAGTTGATATTGAGAACGAAATGCTTCGTTTGATTGACATGCTTGAAGAAGAAACTGAAGCATTCGGCAGACTGGCCGAGGACGCCGCCAAGAAGGATGCCCTGTATAAGCATAGTTGGGCTAAAGAGTACCTGGCGGCCAAGGGGTCGATTAAAGAGCGTGAGGCGTGGGCTGAGTACCTTCTGGCAGACCAGCAGTTTGACTACAAGATGTCCGAGGGTCTCGTGAAAGCAAAGAGAGAAAAACTCCTTTCGCTCCGAACATCGATTGATGCCATGCGTACGCTAAATGCGAACTTAAGGGCTATTGTCTCGTAGGGGTCATGGTATAGAACTTATGCCAATATTGTTGGAGAAAAATAATGAAACATAAAGTTGATCCGGCGCTTCTTTCACTTCTTGTTGATGTAGACACATTGATTCCTCTGCCAGGGAATCCGCGCAAGGGTAACGTTGATGCGATTATGGCCTCATATGCCGAGTTTGGTCAAGTGAAACCAATCGTTGTTCGCCCTAATGGTGATGGTACTTCTACGGTGATCGCTGGTAATCACCAATTGATGGCTGCTCAAACGCTCGGATGGACACATATTGCTGTTGTGCCTTTTGAGGTTGACGTCAATCGGGCAATTGCTTTTGCCTTGACCGACAATCGTACTAATGAACTTGGTCATTCTGATCAAGAGTTAGTTAGCGAAATGCTGGATGACATTATTTCTGATTATTCTGACTTAATGTCAGATTTGGGTTGGGATGAAATGGAATTGGCTGCCATAGATGAGTCAATTCAGTACAACTCGCCGACAACCTCTGATTCAGATGGGAACATGTACGTGCCGCCAGTGCTGCAGCCATTGAGTGATTTTGGTGCAACCATCTTGTCGTCATTAGTACGCGAGGACGATGATGGCGAACGTAGGATCGTCGCTCCACAGCATATGGACCATAATGAGATTGCCATCAAGGGGAGTACGGTTGCCACCCCCGAAGCAGCGCCGCGAGCGGTTGTTCAATACACTATTGTTTTTGATGATCCAGACCAGCAGAGGCGTTGGTATGATTTTATTCGCTGGATCAGAAATGAACCTGCATATGACGGTAGTACAACGTCAGAAAAACTCATTTCCTTCATAGATGCCCATTCAGAAATTTAAATATCATATACAGTTGTATTAATAGAGTGGAGTTCGATGATGTCGGAAGATTCGGAATATATCCTCAGGTCGGTACAACGGGAAATGTACAACTTGGAAGACGAAACAATATATTTACGTGCTCACATTAAATCGCTTCAAGAAAAGATTGAAGAATCAAATGGACTCTGTGACGAACTGGCACAATTTATTTACTCAATAGAAGACTTATTGGATTTCAACAAAGAACGTAACGAATTACTGCTTAGGTATGAACAAGAACGCCGATAAAGTAAAGTAATGCGTGCACGACTAATCTATTGCTGATAATCTCTCAGTACATACCAATGGAGAGTAGTTCAGTTGGCAGAACAGCGGACTGTTAATCCGCGCGTCGCAGGTTCGACCCCTGCCTCTCCAGCCCAAAAAAAAAACAATGGAGGAATACTCGTGGAACCTAATGCATCAGCAATCAAAGCAAATGCTCGTCTAGAAGCACAGAGTAATGCTTATCTTGCCGGACAGCCCGCCCGTGAATCGCACGAAACATTGAAAGAAATTAAAGTTCTTCTGGCAGAAGTTTTAGAAATGTTAAAGAAGAACAATGCCTGATATGTTATTGGTTCAAAGATGTCGCCGGATTGGCCTAGATGTTGAGGCCATGCGCTTCATGCCATTAAATCAGCGCGAAGTGGCTGACTGGTGTGGCGGTCTATTGACCGTCATCCCACGCAATGGTGATGAAAGTAGGCCAGATTTGATTATCTTACTTAAAGGCATTGATAGGGATATGAAGGCCCGCCTGGGTGATTATGTCATAAAGTTATCAGACAGCGTTTTTTACTCATGTGATCATGCGACATTTGAGTCCTTATATGAGATCATTGATAATGGCTCATAATGAAGATATTGACAAGATTCGTTACGAATCAACGGTAGAAAGAATACGTAAATATAAAATTACGGAAATGGAAAATCGCACATGGTATACGTTAGAGATACCCATGGAAGAGGAATGGCCTGCGGGTGACCCATTTTCGCGCGATAGGGAAACCCTCGTGTTGCGTGCTACAAAAGAAGAGTACGATGCTGGACCCAAATGAAATTTTGGCCCGTTTTCGTGAGCGGGCAGAGGCTGTCAAAAAGCGCCCACTGCCACCAGTTGCTGGACCTGAACGTGCTCTTTTTGTTAATCAAGCCAAGGTAGATTTTCAAGATTTTGCGATGATAGGCGACTGCGAAGCAACACTTGAAGAGGGAGTGCTAACCTTCAAGTTGGACCTTCGTAAAAAGGATTAAGATGGATTATCCAGATTATCTACAACCAGTATTGTTGCGCATTAACCCAGAATATGGAACTCATATTTCATGTGATGAGGGTTGGTGGAAAATCATATCTATGTGCGATAAGGAACTTTCGTTACTTGACCCCGGATATACCATTTTTCAAATAAAGGAAAAATTTGGTGGTTTACGTTATTACTACAGTCCTTCTAACCCGCTTAATGTAGAAAGCATGGATGTCGTTGTTCGTAAACACGAAAAAATATGCAGCATGACTTGCGAGGTGACTGGCGGTCATGGTTATTTGATGAGGAATGGTTTGCGAGGAATGGGGCAACTCAAAACACTGAACGAAAGTTTTTTACAACAAGGCTGGACAAAAGTCGACACAACTGATACTGTCAAGACCAATGTTATTAAACTACAAAAATAGAGGCACGACATGACGCGTCAGCGTATGTTTCTAGATATCTCATGCGTAGATGCAGCCCGCCAAAGAATTAGGCATGTATACGACACCTTTGATACCGTTTGCGTTCAGTTCTCGGGTGGCAAAGACTCAAGCGCAGTCCTATATCTTGCTAAAGAAATTCACGAAGAACGAGGTCTCGGGCCCGTCAAGGTTATTTTCCGAGATGAAGAAATGGTTAGCCCATTTGTTCTTGATTATGTCAATAAAATTAAAAATTATGACTGGGTGGATTTTGAGCACTACTGTCTTCCGTATGGTACTGAAATATGGGTACTAGGGCGACGTCAATCTATTATGATCTGGGGTGAAAAACGCATCAAGGAGGGACGCACATGCAGACCTCTGCCTGATGATGTAATCACTGGATACCATTTTGGTTTAGATCATGCAACGCCAATGACTAATCATATTGATTACTACACCATGCAAGGCAAGAAAGGCAACGTTGCTTTTCTAACTGGCGTGCGTGCTTCTGAGTCGATGATTAGATATCGCTCCTGTGTTCAAAAATTGCACGAGAATTACATTGTTACGCCGTACAAGAGCAAAAAGGGAATTCCTCTCAAGATGGCAAAAGTCATTTATGACTGGCAGACGAGTGATGTTTTTAAATTCCTCAACGAGGAGCATGGTGCTGATTATTGTGAGTATTACGATGTTGCTGCTTTGACTGGTTCTAATACTCGTGTTGGTATTCCGCTGCATTCTGTTGCCATCCGTAGGATCGGTGATTTGGTTGCTACTGAGCCAGAGTTCTATGACCGTCTATGGGAGTGTTTCCCTGAAATCGACGCCCAACGACGCTGGTGGTCCGAATATAATGTCGAGAAAGTTATTGCGATGTTTGCTGCCGAGGGGTGGAATGGCGTAATGCGGGCGATTGACACTTTCATGATTGGTGAAACAAAGAGAAATCGTGCTTTGTCTTTTTCCGCTGAGTTTAGGAAGAAGAATGCAAAGGACCCGTATTCCTATCCAATTGAGTGGCTTATTAGGAATATATTTTTGAATGAATTGTCAGGGATGTCGGTCAGTCCGGTCGGTCCTGGAACCAGGGCACATGCGTTGCGTGTTGCTGCTGCCAAACAAGATGAGGATGTTGTTTTTTATGAAGATTGATTATGTGGCTATCGGCGATTTGAGTGTTCCTTCTTGGAATACTATTTATATTTTGCGTCCTGATTTGCTTGTTTTGGCTGATTCCTTGTCTTCTTTTGGGATTATGTCACCCTTGGTGGTGCGTAAAGAGGATAACTCAATTATTGATGGCAGTCAAAGATATAAACTAATTTCAGGAAACAAAAATCTGTCAGCCTTATTTCCTGATGGCCTACCCGTGAGGTACGTTGACTGCGATGAACTCGACGCCATGGTCCTCCATGTTCAAATAAACCGTGGTCGTGGCAGTATGGTCGCAAAACAACTCTCATCTATTGTTCGACTTTTGAAGAAAAGCCGCAAGTTTGATGAAAAAGATTTTGTGAAGCATTTTTGCATGAAATTTGACGAGTTGGAACTGATGATGAACCCAACAATCATCAAACAACGAAAAATATCAGAACATAATTACTCCCGAGCATGGGTTCCAGTAGAGGCACCCCCAGGGACTATCGACAAAATGCCTATTGTTACAGAAGCACCGCCAAATCCTGACAGATAATCGTGGTAGAATAAAAACTGCACATACATAAAGGATGGTCATTATGCGCAACATTCGCAAAATTGGTTTGATTAGAGTGCAGCCGGGTACAACTGCAGATATCGATACTGGACGCACCCCCGGCAGAATCCGCCGTGCTGCAAGAAATCTTTTTCAACGCCGTCGTCGTGCTGCTGGTCGTGGAGCAAACCCAACCGCCCGTCTTCGTGACATCATTCGTAGCGGTGGACGCCGATAATTCTTAATATTTTATTTACAGGACGGTGAGTTATGTTGGTTAGTGTCAATGATTTAACCACATATATGGACATCCGCTTCTCACTACGCCAACAAGACGCGGCTGAATTTGTATTGGCTGGACTTCAAAGTGAATTGGAGTCCTTTTTGCGACGTCCAATAGAAGTCCAAAACTTCGTAGAAGAATACGTCATCCCTTCAGACCATGTTGGAATGCCTACATCATCGTTCTTCTATAACACATCTCTAGACACAACCATGTCCCCGGTCTCCTACACACAGCCACCATCAACGATTGGCGTTAGGAACTCTCCAATCGTAAAAGTCAACAGCGTATTCATTAGAAACTTGTCAGTCTCTGGGGTATACATGAGCGAGGCAATGGAGCGAGCGGCAGTCGTTACAGCGGTGTCGCAGGTGGGACCAAAAGTCACCTACACCGCAAGTAACAATAAATTTACAATTGGCCAAAAGGTGACTATCAAGAGCATGGTGCCAATTTTGTACAACGTAGTTGCTCGTGAAATAACAGAAGTAACAACAAATACATTCTCTGTTACCAACATGCCAGCGTCTATTGGAGCAATGACAGTAGGCGGCACCGCTATAGCGACAGGAAGCGACTACACTGTTCGTCGTTTCGGCATTGACCTCTATCGTGGGTTTGCTAACGATGCCGTGACTATCGACTACGAGGCAGGCATCGATGGTACTGAAATAGCAATATTCAAACTACTCATACTTCGCGCCGCAGTACGAGAAATGCAGAACATGCACGACGACGTTGTCGGTGTGAAGGACTTAACTACTCGTAATGTTGCACCACTACAAACAGGTTTTATGGACTCGGAATTAATGACCGTTAAGCGTTATCGTCGAGTTAGGGCTGCATAATGGCCAGACCAATGATTGTTGAAATCACCACTAGGCTCGAAAATCCACAGGGATTTGACAGAATTGACGACATGCAAAGACGCATGAAATCATTCCGACCAGTTTTTGATGACATTCGTAGCGACCTGGAAGAAGCATGGTCGAAGAACTTTGACACAGAGGGAGGGCATTACGGTGGGTGGAGGCCCCTGAGTCCAAAGTATGCCCTATGGAGGGGCTCTGCGGGGCCTATTTTGATTCGCACTGGGCAACTATTCAATAGTGTGAGAAGTCTTCATGGTGCACCAAACGACATCAAAGACGACGAAGCATTCTTTGGCACCAATGTTGAGTACGCAAAATTCCATCAATACGGAACAAACAAAATGCCTAAACGCCCAATTATTTTTGAACCCAATGATGCCGCTCGTAAATGGGGCGGATGGGCTGCTAAATATATCGCCGATGGTGAAACTTTTGGGATTAAAGGATAATTATGGCCGCTCCCCTCATGCATGGATCACATTTTGCAAAATCATTTGTAAACAATTATATGTCTTACGATATACCTACGCGCATAGTCGCCTACCGTAATGGATGGGGACTCGATGACATAACCCTTCCAACGCCATTGAAGTTTCTTACTTATGAACCAGTAGCAATGGATGAGTGGCCCACTATTATTACCGTTGCTATTTCGACATCATATTTTGATCGTCTTGGTTTTATCGGCAACGACCCCGAATATCGCGTTGCTTACAATATGCGAACCTATGTTTGGGTTCGTACGGAAGGTTCCGAAGAAACTACCCTCATGCGTGATAGATTATCTGCAGTCCTTCGTTCGTCATTACTTGATTATCCATCAATGAAAGCCGTAGACCCCCGCCAGACTTTTAAGGCAGAGATTGAACAAACTTCATTAAGTGAAGAGTATTCTGATTTAACGCTCCTCAAAGGCGACAGAGTCCTCGCTGGAGCATATTTAGGATATACAATTTATATGAATGAAGTTGTTTCCAGGGCAGATATTGGAACGCTGGAAGAAATTGATTTGGTCACTAACGTCAGTGGTATAGGCGTCAGCCTTGTCGAATAGGCTATTATTTATAAAGAACTAAGGATGCTCAATATGACAAATTTATTTTTGCGAGTTACAGACAATGAAGATATCTCCAATTTCACATCCCAAGGTTTAGACGTATATGCGAATACGACAACAACAAATCTGAACATTTTCGGTAATCATGTCTATCCAAACGGAAAATTTGCCGTATCAGAAATTGACTCAAATCTCGAACGTTATTTGCAAAAGGGATTTGCAAAACTTTTAGCAAATGGTCAAGTTAATATAGTAAATAATGCAGAAATTCAAGCAGCACCGAAGGAAAAGAAGAAGAAATCATCTGAAAATGAAACAACGAGTCAAGAAGTTGAAGTAATTGAAGAAACACCTGTAGTGGAAGAAGTACCGCAGTCGCAGGAACCAGAATCAAGCGACCTACAAGAAGTGGTTGCGACAACTCCGGAATCAAGTGAAAACACAGAAATCTAATAAAAATTTTATTCTGCAGTTACATTAAACAACAGTAATAATTAGATACAATACAAGGTACTGGCGGTGTTTTAGCCGGTCTGAACGATGAGGTAGGAAGGTCTTATGCCCGGAATTAATATTAGCACTACTACACGAACAGGCCCTATATCAACTTCTGTACGTGAGTCATCGCAAGCATTTTTTGTAGGAATCGCGCTTCGCGGACCTACCGATAGAGCCGTACTGGTCGGAAGCATTGAGGAATTTGAACTCAATTATGGTGGGTTTGTCAGTGGCACCTATTTGCATTCAACGGTTCAAACTTTTTTTGAAGAAGGTGGCTCGCAGTGCTGGATTGCTCGCGTCTCCGGCACTGGCGCCATTGCGTCTACCCTTAGTCTACTAAACTCAACGACGCCAGTCATTACCCTTACTGCGGTCGGTGCGGGTGTATGGTCTATGCCTGCCGGAACCGAGACCCTTTCGGCAATCGTAGAAACAGGAACTGCGACAGGCACCAAGGTTGTCAAAATATACAAAGAAGGAACTCTGATTATGTCTACAGGCAACTGTACGACAAACGCGCAGATTGCCGGAAAAATTAACACTCATCCTGTTGCCAGTCTTTTATGTACTGCAACCGTTCTCGCCGATACCTTGGTTAGCCTACCAACAACGGCAACAGAATTTGGTGATGGAACCGACACGGATGGCGTCGCTGGATCGACCCCCACCGATGCTCAACTCCTTGCCGGACTGACTCTTTTTACCGATGAATTGGGTACCGGAGCGGTTGCATGCCCGGAATCAGTGGGTTCAACAGTACAGGCTGCTCTCATTGCGCATGCAAATAGTTTTAATCGTTTGGCATTCCTCTATCCGGCTGCCGGATCGGACCCTAACGATGGCACAGATTATGCAGCCATGATCGCTATCACCCAGGCAATTAAGGCAGGCAGCAATGCAGAACATGTTGCCTTTTTCGCCCCATGGGTCTATGTTCCCACGTCTGTCGCTGGCATCAATAGAATGATTCCGCCGGTCGGGTATGCAGCAGCGGCGCGAGCAAGAGCACACAACGGAGTTGGACCACATCAGCCTGGCGCTGGCGTATCAAGTGTTGCTAGATTCGTGACAGGCCTTGAGTTTCCTATTGGTTCAACAGTCGGTGACAACTTGGATAACGAGTCAATTAATGCAATTCGTATCATCAATAATACGATTCGTATTTATGGTGCGCGTTCCTGCTCTGGCGATCTACCAAATTTCCGTTACATCACAGCACAGGACGTAACGAACTATGTTGTTGTTCAAGCGTATCGTGATCTTGAAGATATTCTGTTCCGACCAATCGATTCGCGAAATGCCATGTTTGCCGATATTAGGCAGCGTCTACAGACAATTATGGAAGGATTGCGTTCAATTGGTGCTATTCATGAAGCATTCAATAACGCCGGGGAGCGTATTGACTACGGGTACTCAGTTAAATGCGATTCATCAATTAACCCAATTGCAAACTTGGTCGATGGCCTAGTTAAGGCTCGTGTCGGTTTTCGAGTGACCGGCGTTGGTGACTCCATTCAAGTTGACATTATTAAGTCAAGCCTTACGGCTACCGTAGTCTAAAAAACAATATAGAGGAGGCCTCTCATGGCAAGTAAAATTTCTGCAAGGCAAATAATTGCAACAATTACACCCGTAGATAGCACGAAGTGCCCAACATTTACGGACTTTAGGTTTCCTCAGGTTTCCGGTGGTGAAATTACTGCTTCTGTTGAAAAAGTTTATGATGGTGGCTCTACTTTTCCCAGCCTACTTTGTGCTCCCTCGGAAATCGGGGACATTTCACTCACCGCCTACTATGACGATAGTGCGGACAACGCTGACGTCGTAGAAAGCGCTACCCAGGCGCCAAATATTGCCGCAAAAGTTGGCAAACTTCGCCAATTGGTTGGTCGTGCATTTTATAATATTAATATTCAGACATACGACTGCGACATTAAAGTGAATGGCAATGACCGACAGTACTTGAATGCACTCCTGGTAGCATTGTCAGAACCAGACGGAGACGCCTCATCTGGTGCCCCTGCTATGTTCTCTATGACTTTCTCCGTGCAGAGTGTCAGTACTCCTGCGTACACGGCTCCACCGGCTGGTGGAAGCACGCCGGCAACAACCTAAACCACCACTGGGTAGTTCCACTACTGTAAGAATCGCTGTGCTAGAGTTCCAATCATGACAGAACCACTATACACAGAAGAAGCCACAGAGCCGCAAAAGACCAGCAAGGCATCAAAGCCTGCCGTAGAGTCGTCTCCTCTTGAAAGATTGAAAGAGACTATTTCCAAGAAGGTTGAGCGCGCCACAATTGTAATCAATGTTCCTGAGCGTCCTGGCGTTCAGTTGCGTATCCGTCCGACTATTACACAGCAACAGATGAAGGCCTGGCGTCGTAATTCCGGTGAAGATACCAAGGCTGGAATGGACCCTAGTAAGTTCGCTTGCTATTTAGTTGGACATACGACTGATGGAATCATGATCAATGGCGAAGAAGTCCTTGATGATGAAGGAAATGAACTAAACTTTGCTTCTAGGGAAGTCCTCAAGATGACCGATACCTCACGACCTGTTCCTGATGCTGTCCGTGCATTTTTCGGCGTTGATCCACATATCGAGGCTGCTGCTTTGACCATCCTAGACGCGGCGGGGTATTCAGATACTGTTGATGCCGTGGACCCTACGATGACGCCTTCGAAGAATTAATCAAGGACCACTCGGTCATAAGCGCCGCTCGCCTCGGTGAACTCTGGGGCACTAATCCTTTGGAATTCCTTCGTCTTGATGAAGACGAATGGATGATATTACTTGCTTGTGCTAAAGTAATACAGCAGGATAATGAGGAACGCGACCGGGAAATGAAAAAACGGAATCCTCGTTAATAGTTATACGGATTTCCGGGAGTAATGATGGCAGACGAAAAAGTCGGACTTGTAGTCAAAGTCAAGGTCCATGGCGAACAACAACTCCGCAAACTCAAACGTGAAATAAACGGTCTTAACGACCACGTTACCCTGCTCAAAAATCGAGTTACATCCAACCTTGACAGCATGGATGCTAAATGGAAAAAGCATTTTGACGGAGTCGACAAAATGGTCAAAATGATGGGTGGGGCGCTCACAAAGTTTGTTGGAATGTCAGCAAAATTTGCTGCAGGACAACTTGCCGCAATGGGAGCCGCAATGATGGTTGTTCACGGAGCATTCATCCTCGGTAACGCATCAATGAAAGCATTCCGATATATATCAAAGGGTGTTGCAGCCGGACTAGCCTCCATTACCGTCGCCGCCGGAACTGCTGCTGCCGCTATTAGAGAAAATCAAGCAGCCATGTTTGCCTATAAGAAATTGGGCAAGAATGAGTTTGGTTCTGGGATGAATCAGGTTCGTCAAGAGATGCGTGCTATGGCTCGCGATACTGACCTTGCAGGCTTGAGTGCCAAAGATTTAAATTCTATTTATTCTGAAATATCAAAGAAGGGCACTTACACACAGTCTTCTCAGGCTCTTGTTAAAAGTTTGATGGATTTTGGTGCTGCTGGTCAAGATGTTGCCCAGGGAGCACAGGCCGTCGGTGCTTTAGTTGGGATGCTTCAAGACCCTAAGGCTACATTTGCGCAGATTACTGCATCTGCGAAGGACCTTGGTCCCGCAATGGAAAATGCTCTTAAGGAAGCGAAGACTAAAGGTATTGATACTGTCGCTGAATTAAAAGGTGCGATCCTTGATGGAACATTGTCCGTCATAGGTGGCGTGAATGGTCAGTTCGCTGCTGTCAACGACACTCTTATCGGTCGTTTTAAGAAAGCAATGAATATTATTAAGGCTGACTTTGCTGACTTTGGTCAAGTGTTTTTGGCGCCGGCAAAAGATGCTTTAGGAAAGATTGAACACACCATTAGGCGAACTTTAATTCAAGTGACTGGGACTCTTACCACTTTTGGCAAGGGCTCCATGATGGATGGTCTTACTAGTGGTTTTGAAAAGTTGGCTGATGGTTTTGCCAAGATGATCAATAATTATGTCCCCAAGGCCGAGGGGATGTTAAAGGGTATTAGTAGTTGGTGGAGTGATTTTAGGAACGGTTGGAATGATGTCCTAGATAGGACTCGTCCTTTTATCGATGCTGCCAGAGTTATTGAAGACATGATCAAGAATGCTTTGCAACCGTTGTTTAGTGAGTTCGGTAGTGCGATGGATAATACTCGTAATTTGATTCTCAATAATAAGCAAGCGTTTGAAGAGTTTGGTACGCGTGTTGGTGCATTTATTACTGAGTTTGGTCGGTTTGCTGGTGCTACTCGTGAAATTTTTGTTCAGGCAATGCCGTTTATTAACGATATGGTTGAGGGGGCCACGAAACTTTTCCATATATTCAATGATGTTCTTGGTGCAGTTAGGCAAATTGCTGGTGTTGATAGTCCTGCTGGTGCGTTTGGTTTAGCGGGTGCCCTCATGGCTGGTGGTCGTGGTATGAAGAAAACTATTGGTGGTGTTGTTCCGGATTTTGCAAAGATGCAGAAAACTCAGTTAATGAATGTTAATGCTGGTGTTGTTAATGTTGATGGCCCGGGTGGTGGCATGTCCAGTAAGACTGGTGGCGGAGGCGGCGGTATTGCTGGTGCCGGTGGGCGATCTCTTACTATGCCAAGTGGGAAAACATTCCCCATGGCACCGAATCAACTTCAGGCTGGTAGTGGGCTCTACGGTGCAGGCCACCCTATGTCTCCTCTTCGTCAGCAAGGTATGAGATCACAGGTTGGTATAGATAATACTGGTGGTGGCGCTCCTACGGGGACTGGCGTTACTCCTGCTGGTGGCAGAGAGATTGCGCCAGGATATGTTACTGGACCGCATAATAAAGGTATTTATGAGACTGCCAGTGGACGTAAATTAACTATGAGGGATGGTGGATGGTGGAAGGCTATGGCAACACCAAACACACCCGGATATGCGCAATCAGTAGATGGTGTTGACCCATCTAGATACAAAAAATTTATGGGCAAGTATGGTCCTCGTGCACAGCGAACAACTGAAGCATATGCAAGATTTGCTGGTGACGAAGCAAAAGGTATTAAGGGTTTCAATAATAGGGCTTCGACAGGCATAGGGGCAACTTTGGGACTTGGTCTTCTTTCTAGCATTGCTCCCGAATCTGCCAAGGGTGCTTTGGCTCTCGGTTCTGGAGTGGCGATGTTTAACCCCGGGGCTGGTGTTGCTATCGGTGGTCTTGGTGCTGCAGCAACTAGTACTAGTAGTGGTTTTGGCGCTGCTTCTGGAGCGATGGGTGGTTTTGCTGCAGGAATGATGACTGGTAGTGTTCCGTTTGCAATCATCGGTGCAGTCATGGGCGCTATTGCTGGCGGAATCATGGGCGCTGTTAATAAAAGAAAAGAAGAGTACAAACTTGCCAGAGCCGCAGGCGCAGCCATGGCGAGTAATGTCCAATCTGGCATGCTGTCCGGAATAAGTTCTTCGTTGGGTTCAGTTGTTGGACAAGGTGCGGGGGTCACTAGGCGTGTTGCTAAACAACAACTTGATACTTTGGTTTCTACAAATCAACAAAATGTTAATGATATAACGGGATTTATCGCCCAGGGCCCAGATGCTTTGAAAGCCGAAATGGCAAGAGGCTACAATGAACAAAGTGGAGTATTTGCAAATATACCCTATGATAAATATCAAGATGCATTAAACCGTCCCCAAGCATTTGCAGAAGAAACTCTCAGAGAAATGAACAAAGACCTGAGCGCAAGTAGGTCTATTCAGACTATTTATGACTCAAGAATGAAACAGTATGAACAACTTTTTGGCATGACGGAAGATCAAGTTTTTGGACTTGCACAAAGTACTGGTTTGAACTTGATGGAAGTAACACAAAGTCTTGATTCCGCAATTAGTCAACTTGTTTCAGGGATGATTAGCAGCACTTCCTCACTCAATGCATTTATTGGTGAAACATATGCCAGCATGTACGACGTCGTAGATACAGCAAAGAAAGCATCAGAAGCACCCAAAATATATGACGAGGCAGCGCGTACTATATTCGACAAGAATGCTGCGGGAACTTTGACGTCACCAGATATCATGGATTTCTTAAAAACTGCGTTGCAACAATTTCCAGCAATGTATGGCTCCTCCCCTGGCGGACAGACGCGTGGCTTAATAGAGTTTGGAAATCAATTCTTAAACGAAAACGGTTTGGCTTATCAGTATGGACCTAATGGAGAAAAATATCCATTAAGCGGGATGGGTGGCACTTTCTTTAATCAAGAAAACAAGCCAATCATGGACGAATTGAGAGGTATACAACAGGCGTCACTTGGACGTGCCGGAAGAGAATTGCTGACAACCTCTTTAACTACTATGGGTCTTCAATTGTCGGACCCAAGTCTTGCTTCGGGATTCGGAGGACAGTTGAATGCTCTTGCCCAGACAGACCCAGAAGCAGCAACCAATGTCGTTAATACTCTGGCTAAATTTCAAGATTATTTTGCTGTGGCAACAACAGAAGAACAACAATCGGCAGTTACTAGTGGGCTTGACAGTTATTTGAAAGAGACATTCAACACTTTGTTTACAGGGGATTGGGCCACAACAGTATTTAAACCATTAGAGGACACTGCTGCTGCGACGTCAACTGCTGTTTACAAAGGAATAACAGATGCCTTTGCGCCAGGATTTAACCTCTCCGCAAACAGTGTAAGTGTCGCCGCTGCTCAATCAGCGCTTGTTACAAGCCCCTCTGTAACCGTAGTTCAAAACGTCGCACCTAAGGACACTAAATTCCCTAAATCCAATAGTGTTGGTGATACGGGTACCAACTTATCGAAGACGCTTGACGCACACCAAAGACTCAATACTGGTGCCGGGAATAGATTTATAACTTCAAGTTACAGAAATTATTCACTTGGATCATCCAACTCTGACCATATCAATGGTCGTGCCTATGATCTTGTTGGCGACAATTTGATTTCATATCGTGATGCCGTTCAACGTGATGGTGGCTTTGCTCAATTCCACGGCGATACACAAAATAGACATCTTCATGTTGTTCCTAGAATTGGCGACTCCATGTCACCTGCGTACGCAATGGCAACTGGGGCTGCAAGCGTTACGGGGTCTCAGTCATCAGGATCACCCGTATATAATATTACTGTCAATGGTGCTGGTTCTAATCCCGAGGAAATAGCAAATATAGTTATGCACAAAATTAAGATTAATGAAAAAATTAGCAAAGAAAGAGCATACTGATGTCTGCAATATACTCCTGGGGCGTGGCAGATGAATTGAATTTCAAAGGACCGTACATAGTAAAAGATGGGAAATATATTCGCGATCAGATATATACTGTAAAAAAATCTGATCCACCAATATCTCAGAGGACCAATGACGCTGGGAGAAAACTATATTTAGTATTGCACAAAGGACAATTAGCGGAAGTAATAAAAAGTGATTATTGGGGTTTAACTTATTCATATACCGACACCACAAAGTGGTTCATAGTAAGGCTATGGGTCTATGCCAGTACACCGCAGATACCCAAGAGAACCGAATATGACACGGTGAATAATGGTGGTGCCGCTCTTTACTGGATGGGAACTTGGGCAAATTCAGCAAACGGTGACCGTATGCCAAAAATGTTGACATATGCAGAACCTGGAATGAATTATCGCTATATATATAAAACTAATGAACTCGGCAAATTTCCCCTAGGCAGTCCATCTACCGGAACAACACCCCCACCATCCGTTGGTGGCGGACGTGGCAATAACCCTGGCTGGGATGGAACAATACCTTCGACCGGCCCCAATAGCGGTACTTCTATTACCGTTGGAACGAATCCACCCAGTAGCGGTGACGCTCAAGACATAGCATGGTGGCTGAATTACCCCCCCGCTCCAAGTACCGCTTCAAGTACCAACCCTGGTACCCCTAAGCCTGGCGACAAAGACAAAGGCAAAGGCCAATGGGTTACTGGCCCAGATGGACAAAGATACTACTTACCACCTGGTATTGATTTTGCTGGATTGCAAAGAGAATACGACAGGACGCACCCTAAGCCTGAAACAAAAATTGTCGTCCGCATGCCCAAGGGCTACGCCTCACCAGTATCAACCGTTGACACCAAACCACGGATGACGCAAAGACAACTAGATTTGACCGAAAGTGGTCAAGCAATAGGCACTGCCACGGAGACATTCGTCTTTCCTTATATTCCGCAAAATATTCGATATTCAGACATTGGTTCGCAGTGGCAAGAAATTCCTCGCGCATTGAACACTTCATTTGTTGACTGGGTTGGATATAAGTTGATGAAAGTCTCTATGGATTTTCTTGTTACTGCAAGAATGCAAGTTGGCCCAGTGACAACGCCGAATGTCGTTTCTGATGGCCTATTTAACTCCGTGGCTGAAGATTTAGGTAGATTGCGAAGGATGGCAACAAACAAGTCTCCCGTCACCCTGGAGGGTTTTGATGACATTCTGAGCGTACAAATGGCTCGGTCAAAATCCGGAGGACCCAGAGGTATTGAGTTTGTTATTCAGGATTTAAATATTACCGCTGGTCGCAGAACCATCGACCCAGACACCGGTCTAGCAACGAGCCCAATATCAAACATTGCTGCCGCACAAGTTAGCCTAACTTTACAAGAGATACCCATAGAGAGCGTCACCATAGTGAAACTCCCTCCTTTAAACTTAGGCACTCCACTTATAGGCAAGAAAGAAGGTGGTGGTGGTGGTGGTGTGCCTTCATTGGGTCTGCAAAGCGATCTCCTAACTGGCCTTAAATGGGCGGTATCCGAACCACCGGCGGGTACCTGATGGCTGCTGAATATAAGTTCAGTGAAGAGCGCTGGGACGCTATCAAATCTGAATACAGTAAACATGAGTGGGATATTGTTATTGGCGATTTAGATACCGGCCAAATAGCAATCATTAAAGAATCAATTTTGAGTATGCAAGTCAGTTACTCGATGTCCGAAGTGACACAATTGAGCATATCTTTGATTGACCCAAATTTCGAAATGTTAAAAGCAAACTATTTTATTATTGGTCGAGATGTTCTTTATCGCTCAAAAAACATTGCAGAAATGAAAAGACTCAATGAGGAGAACGATCATAATGGAAAGCAAATAAAACCAAAAAACTATTATGAATTAAAACTAGAAATAAGTGAAGTTAGTGTAGACCAGGGGCCGGGAAGTTCCCCTGTTATTACAATTAATGCACGAAGCAAGCCAATCCAGCAGATGAAAAGATACAAAAATGCCAACGAATTAAAGGCTGCACAGGCAAAAATCAAAGGCAAACAGTCTGCACGAGGTTTCCTTCAATATATATGTGATTCATTTGGATTAGCACTAGTTTCCGATCCACTCATTTCTAAAACATCATCAATTAATGTTTCTTCGGACGCAACCAAGTCATCAGATTCTGCTTGGGATGTGGTGAGTAGGATAGCCGGTGATAATAACTGTGCAATATTTGAAGTTGATGGCGTCCTGTTTGTGGTCAAACTCAAAACGCTATATGGGGGATGGGGAACAGAACGTGTTGCTGCCAATATTTTTAATTTAAAAACCAATACAATCTCCGAAAAAACGATCACTGCTATTCCGATCATTTATCCTCCCCCCTACGGGAAGATGACTGCACTAGGAAAACCACGTTACGAAGACTTCATACTTACACAAATGCCCAGTATTTCAAAATCAGATCAGGACCCCTATCAATGCCAGGCAAGTATTCAGTTGGATAGATTTGCTGGTACTTCTTTGCGCCCTGGTATGACGGTTGCCTTGTGGGGAATACCAACACTTTCCGATGTTTTTATTATTAATACTGTTACTTATGACGAGATGTCAATCAATCCCGTTAATGTAACTTTGATTAAGCCCGAACGTGATGTAGAAGATAAAGATAAGGCTATTCAGGATTATCTTGTTGGCGGTATCTATCTTGCTGCTGAAGCGCCGACATTAGCGTTGTAAGGTATTGTCGTGGCTCTTAATACAACTCCGGATAGGTTTGGTGGCGCTAGTAACCCCTTGCGTCCTGGTGGTGTTTATATTGCCAAGGTAGTACGTGAGCATGGTAATGGTACTGTTACTGTTTTTGTGAAGTTTCTTGGTTCTACTATTGGACCAATTAAGGTCGTTGATTACACACCTGCATCCGTTCCTGTCGTTGGTGAACAGGTCTTAGTAACGTTTTTGGACAACTTACTAAATGACATGGTTGTTATTGGTCGTATTACCCCGAGGAATAGTGGAGGCTCGTCTGTAACGGTCAGTGACACTGCTCCAACTTCCCCGACTGCTGGTGATTTATGGTACGAGTCTGATACCAGTATTCTGTTTGTTCGTTACGATTCCTATTGGGTAGAAGTTGGTAGCGTAACGGGAACTACTGGAGCGACGGGTCCAACGGGCCCTTCAGGTGGTCCGACAGGTCTAACAGGAGCAACTGGCGCTACTGGACCTACGGGAGTAACAGGCGCTACAGGTACTACAGGCGCTGCGGGTGCAACTGGCGCAACTGGCGCAACGGGTCCTACTGGTACTGCCGGCACCACGGGCACTACCGGTGCAACTGGCCCGACAGGTCCCACGGGTATTGGTGCTACGGGAGTAACTGGTGCGACAGGAGCGACGGGTATCGGTGCAACTGGCCCGACAGGAGTAACTGGTGCGACAGGAGTAACTGGCCCTTCGGGTGGTCCTACGGGTGCAACAGGCGCAACGGGCCCTACAATAACTGACGCCAGTCTATTAACTACTGGAACACTAGATAATGCCCGACTGCCAGCGTCGGCAACAACAATCACAACTGTAGGCACTTTAGGTTCTTTGGCGGTTACTGGCAACTTGACTGTAGATACAAATACTTTATTTGTTAATGCATCCACAAACAGTGTTGGTATCGGTACTACATCACCTGCGTCTGCCCTTCATGTTCAAGGCGGTGCGTTAGGAGGCACAGCAGGTAACGAACTTATTGTTGGGCAAATTCGTTCAACAAATGCGAACCAAGATATTGTTTCTACAAAATATAGGCGTATTATTGACGGCGCTACTTGGACTACTGCTCAGGCTAAAATCCAAAGAACTATTGATGTAACCGACATGGGGTATGTCGCTTTTGGTGGAACCTCTGCATTTGATGTTCGCATTGGTTCGGGTACTACAGATATAGCAACATTTGTATCTGGTGGTGTTGACATTGTAGGAAATGTCGCCTTAACAGGGTCGGTTGTTTTTGAAGGCGCAACCGCCGATGGCTTTGAAACAACCTTGAGTGTTACGGACCCCACCGCCGATAGAACCATTACCCTTCCTGACGCTTCAGGAACTGTAGCACTCACAGACTCAACAATGACGAGCAGTACTTTTATAGGTACAACTTCTGTAGCGTTAAACCGTTCATCTGGCGCACTTGCTTTAACTGGTATTACCAGCATTGACGGTAATGCAGCAACCGCATCAGCCGTAGCCGCTGCGAACCTGACTGGGGCTACATTAGCCGCTGGAGTTACTGGGTCGTCGCTTACTTCTGTAGGTACTTTGACTGGGTTGACAGTTTCTAACGCTACGACAGCAGCAACTTTTAGTGGTAGCACTACTAATAGTGCTAACCCAGTAGTGACGCTTAGTGGTGTTCCAGGTTCAGGGTCACTATATCTGTTGAACGATATGGGTGCTGGTTCTTACAACGGCATAGTTACCGCTGGGTCAAAAGGAATTATTGCGGCTGGAGCAAACAACACCACATCAAGAGCGTCGCTTGTTATTGCACCGTGGTCGGATACTTCTTATGGTATTCGTTTTTCGGGTGGGTCTACTACCGATATTTTGGTACAAGGTTCAACCACTTTTTTCCCAAGCCTTGCTGCAAATAAGGCATTGATTGTTAAAGGTTTAGCATCACAATCGGGTGACTTCTTTGATATTCAGGACTCTACTGGAACATCACAGTTCAAAGTTGGTTCTAATGCAGTAATTGGCACTAAAGAATCAATAGAAGTTGGTACTTTAGGAACAGGGAACCGTTACGCAGGCATTGACTTTACTGGTGACGCTACATACACCGATTTTGGTTTAAGGCTTCTTCGTGGTAATGGTGGAGCCAATACTACTAGCCAGTTGCACCATCGTGGTACTGGTGATTTCCAAATCATCCTGCAAGAAGCCGCACCAATAATTTTTTCTACTACTAACACTGAGCGTATGCGTATTAGTAGTGCGGGCAATGTTGGTATAGGTACATCCTCGCCCAGTCAGACCTTGGATGTTGACGGCGGTACTAAATCTAACTTCTACGAAGAGAAGGCAACCGTTTCTGCTACTGCCGCAACAGGCACTATTGCAGTTGACGCCAAAACTACTGGCATCACCTATTACACCACTAATGCTTCAGCAAACTTTGTATTAAACTTGCGTGGCAATTCTTCAACAACTCTTTCTAGTTTAACTGCCGTTGGTGATACTATGACTATTTCTTTCTTGAACACCAATGGTACGACCGCCTACTATCCTACTTCTATTCAGATTGATGGCACTGTCACTGGAGTTACCACTAAATGGCAAGGTGGCACCGCTCCTTCAAGTGGTAATGCTAGTTCTATTGATTCATATGTTTTTATGGTTGTTAAAACTGCTGCAACTCCCACTTATACAGTATTCGCCTCACAGACGAAGTTTGGTTAATTATGCCTAGGTCGGGTTTCAGTTCTAAAGTTTTGGGGTTTAGCAGTGCTATTCCGTTCTCTGCTACTGGCGGTACTACTACAGATAGTGGTGGTTATCGTTACCATACTTTTAATGCTTCGGGCAACTTTGTTGTTACTGGTAGCAAAAGTATGGACCTTCTTGTTGTAGGCGGAGGTGGTGGGGGTTCAGGGGCAAGTGGTGACAAGTTCAACAACTATGCTGGTATCGGCGGTGGTGCTGGAGTATTTACTACAGTAACAAGAACCTTATCTGGTGGAACTTACCCAGTAACCATTGGCGCTGGTGGTGGTACTGCATCAGAAGGATACAGGGGAGTCCCTTCTTTGTTTAAGTTTACTGATGCTTCAGCACCTACTTATGCCGTTGGCGACACTGGTCCTGCTGGTGGTAAAATATTTATGACACCATCAACATCAGGTAACAGCACTGGTTTATATTTTGAAGTTGCGCCAGTTGCTTCTGAGGTATCAAGAACTTGGGCGCAATCTTCCTTACAGAGCACACTAGTTGTTGGAGCACGATTTAATGAAATCGGCACAGGCACTACCATTACTCCGCTCATTGTTGCTCAAGGTAACTTAAGTGCCTCTACTTGCGCCGCAACCTATTGTTCCGATTACACATATGGTGGTTACTCGGATTGGTTTCTACCATCAAAAGATGAAATGACTGCGCTTTATGCAAATAGAGTCGCGGTCAATAGTAGCATTAGTACTTCGGTCCGCTATCATTCCTGTTCAGAGGAATTATTTCAAACTAGTTACATTACATACAACAGAGTCTGGGCTGTTGGCAACGGTACTGGTGTAGTAAGCAAAAACGACTCTTATTTAGTGCGCCCAGTAAGAGCATTTTCTGCTTCAACATTTGTGCCTATCTATGCAGTTGGAGGCTCTGAAACTAATAGCACTTCTTCTACTGCTGGTGGAAATAGCGTATTTGAAGGTGGTCTAGAATATTCAGCCGACCTGCCAACTTCTTCAGGTGGTGGCGGTACTTCGGCAGTTGGGCAAACCCCTTATTACACTTCACCAAATTATTATTCAGGTAATGGTGGTGCTGGTTCTACTTGGAATAGTTTTAAGTCGTTTGGTGGTGGTGGTGGTGCTGGAGGCTATTATTCTACTGGCTACTACACTATTAACAACCGAGGTACTGGGGGAACAACTGGTGGAGGTGCAGGCAGCGACCCTACTCTTGCTACACCTATTGCTGGCGGAAATGGCACCGCTAACACTGGCGGTGGAGGTGGCGGTGGGTCATTCAAAGATTACAGTACAACAGCAGGTGGTAACGGTGGTTCAGGTGTAGTTATTGTGAGGTATCTGCTATGAGTCATTTTGCTGAATTAAATGAAAACAATGTTGTACTTCGTGTGCTCGTTTGCGACAACGATGACCCAAACGACGACGAAGGCTATCAATGGCTGATTGACAATTTGGGTGGGCGTTGGGTTCAAACAAGTTACAACGGCAACTTCAGGGGTTGTTTTGCTGGGATTGGTTTTACTTACGATGAGGAACTGGATGTGTTTAAAGCACCTATCCGAAATCCTCGTCAACTCAACCCCAATATGATTCCGCCAACGAGTCAAGAAAACACTACTGTTTATACATTTGGAGATGATGAAAATGTTACATGAAGACTTGGGTTTTGTGGGGAATATTTGGGTTCGCCAAAATACTATGGAAGCAATCGGTGACACAAATGGTGGTCATGCTCACCAGCACGACCATGTGACATTGCTCGTAAAAGGTTCCGTTGAAGTTCAGGTTGGCGAATACCCATCAAAGACATTTGTTGCCCCAACCTTTATTGTTATCCGAAAAGGTTTGCACCATAAGTTTACGGCGTTAGAAGACGAAACCATTTATTATTGTGTGTTTGCTTTGCGTGACATTGATGGCGACCCAACGGAAATTATTGAAGACCGACATATTCCATATTCGTTAGCAACAACTGAACCCAATCTTTGGGAAGAGTTTATAGAGTGGCGTAATCGCCAACAAGGGAATAAATAATGGCTATTGACTTTCCTAACTCCCCAGCAAATAACGACACCCATACGGTTGGCAACAAAACATGGGTTTACGCAGACGGTAAATGGTCCATTGTTACCACAAGCACCATGGGCGCAACCGGACCCACGGGTCCTCAAGGAAACTTCGGCGGAATCACTCTTGACTATACATTTAGCACAAACACGGCAGCAACTGACCCAGGCGCTGGATTATTGAAGTTCAATAATGCCAATGTAAGTCTTGCTACCATCCTGTACATTGATGATTCATCTGATGGTTCAACTGATGTTCAATCATTCCTAAGAACTATCGACGATTCAACAAGCACCATTAAGGGTCACTTCAGAATCTCTAATAAAGCAGATTCCACAGATTTTGCATTATTTACGATTTCCTCCATAACTGAAGAAACTGGATACTTCACAGTTTCGTGTGGATACGTTTCTGGTTCTGCAACATCTTTCACTAATACAGAAGATGTAATCATTACTTTTGCTCGTACTGGCGATATTGGCACGACTGGAGCGACGGGCATTACTGGTGCCACGGGTATTACTGGAGCGACAGGCATAACGGGCGCCACGGGTCCCATAGGCACGACTGGAGCGACGGGCATTACTGGTGCCACGGGTATT